CGCTTACGCATAATCACACAGGAATGAAAGTCTCGATCTTATCAACCAAGACAAACATACCCTCCATGGTAGTAGAGAACTCCCCTAAGGATAGGTCACTTAGGAAAAGTCTAGAACAGTGTGCTAAAGACCTAGTCTATCTCTGCGAGATCTTTGGGGCGAGGAAGGACAAGTCTTTCAACATCAACAAGACTGTCGACCACTGGCTAACCGGAGCAAGGAAATGTGGAAGCTGGATGGCTATCGTCAAATACAAGACGAATGCCTTCTTCGCATTTCACATGAATCAACCCTTGCCACCGAAGCCTGTGGAAGACTGGCTAGACCACCCTCATATGATTATTGGTGGATCGTATGGTCGTTGGATCAAGCTTGCTAACAATGGTTCCGAGAACTGGTTATCTTTCGTCAAATCTGTGCAACAGATGAAGAAAGGTTCACCAAGACCGGATCAAACCACTGTAAGGGAAGCTGTGAAGAAGACTTATACAGAACTAACCAGTCCCCCTCCCCCCAATAGTACTACAGATCTCGTTCCCGAATGGGGCCGTGCAAGCGCCCTTGAGGAACAGGGAATACCCACAGAATTCACATGGGATAACTTCGAACGACAAGCAATTCGAATGGTAAAGGAACTCCTAAAGAATGTAGAGTTCACTTTGGCGGACAGAGTTCACGCCTTCTTCCCCAGTACAAGTGCCAATTACATCCGAACCCGTAAGGGTATGGGTGCACTTGGATACTTGCTGGAGGAGAAACCAGAGTTACTTGACGGTCTTCGTCGTCCCGGTGGGTACATGAGTAGACTGAGCACACAAGAGTTGGAAGAGCAAGGAGCTGAGGCAATTTATGAAGAAGAACCAGATGAGCTTGTGGGACAAAAGGAACTGGCGGAGGCCTTTGCAACCCTATGGCATCGAGTAGTCGAAGAGGCAAAGAAAGAACAGCCTCATGTCGAACTAGTCGGGCTACAGGAATCACTCAAAGTTCGAGTGATCAGTAAAGGACCTCCGGCACTGTACTTCATCCTACGCTCGTTGTGGAAAAAGATACACACAACCCTTCGGCAGCATAAGACATTCGCTCTCATTGGTGAACCATTGTCCGACAAGATACTCGTCGACGCAATGGGCATCAGAGAAATGCACGGGGACGAAGGTGTGCTAAGTGGTGACTACGAGAATGCAACTAACAAACTACATGGCCTTGCAAGCCGTATAGTTGTTAATGCAATCAGCGACGAGTTCAAACTTGAACAGTTTGAACGCGAAGCCTTTCATCGCAGCCTCACAGAGCACATAATCGACAACCCTGAGCAATCTCCTACAGAAGAAACACATCTACCGCAGAAGACGGGACAGCTGATGGGAAGTATAACTTCATTCCCAATCCTCTGTATCATCAATGCGATAGTCTGTAGATGGGCGAAAGAAATCGAACTCGGGCGAAAAGTACGGCTACATGAACTGCCGCTTCTCGTCAACGGGGATGACTTCATCTTACGCTGCCGCAGTGAAACACAAGGAATCTGGCGGGCGATCGCTGCATCGGTGGGTCTGAAGGAGTCGGTTGGTAAGACCTTCTTCTCCAGGGAGTTTCTTGAAATCAACTCCACCACCTACACCTTTGTACACTCTAAGCCGCTTCAGGAGTGGGTCCATTTCCAGGACCAACGTAAGGAGTGGACGGAATCAAAGGCAGATTGGCTGGCGGCGGGGGCTCATCACCCTCGTCGTCACCATCTGACTCAGATTCTTCGTCACTCTCCATATCGATTGGTCCCGTATCTGAACCTCGGACTCTTGAAGGGGCTAAAAAGGTCAAAGGGAGCCATAGGTCTCTCCGATCTCGGCGATACAGAATCGTCCATTGGGGCCCGCTATCGCGAACTCGTACGACTATGCCCAGCTCACCTGAGGGCCCAAGCGCACCGAGCCTTTCTTGAGTACCACTCCAAGCTTCTTCAGGGACGTCTTCGGGGTATTCCCTTCTACATCCCTGAATGGCTCGGAGGACTCGGACTATTAGGGGTTCATGCACCATCTGACTTGGATATGCGCATAGCGCATAGAACTCTTCTAAATTGGCGATTTCGTCGACCAATTCAGCTGAGCTCGCTGAAGCAGAAGCTATGGCGGATCTGGGAACGTGCGGAGGAAGCCATGGGTAAGACCCATACAACCTCCCGTCCAAGCATCCTAACGCAGCGTTACGATCAGTATGTATCACTGCGTTGCATAGACCTTCTGTTCGACAGCACCAAGTCAGTTGAATCCCTTCTAGCTGATAGTCAGGACAAGGCAACGCTAGCGGCAGCAATCCGGCGCAATCAAAAGCTCTGGTCACCCAAAACATTGGAGAGTAAATCCCTCCCATGCACTGGGTTACCAAAGCCGCTAACTGTCGACCAGATTCGATATCAGAGAAGATATCACGCTGTCGCTGCGGACCCTCACGAACTTGCTCCATCACCACTCTTTGAACTAGACTGAAACACGAACTGGAAAATAGATTCGCCACTCGTGGGTAGACAATATGTCCTACCTCACGCGGCACTGGATCTATTTGTAGGAACTGAATGTTCATGCGCCATGCTCTCTTTCCCGCGCTGGC